CACCATCAATTGAACAACAATTCTGGTTGGCCTACCAAATGCAAAGAAGAATCAGTGACAAGCCAGTTGGCAAGTTTGAAGATTGGCGATCACAAGTTGTTCACATCAATTCAAAGGATTTTGCAACAACAAATTTTACCCAGCCGGAAGCATAGAGCGCACTTTGATAGAACTGGCAGTTATTTCGCGCCAGCCATTGTCAGAGTTCAAAACGCTTTCGGCAGAGCAGGTCTCAACAATTGCAGATGTGGTGAATAAATATCATGGCAACTAGACCATTTGAAATCAAAATTAAAGACGCTGACATCAACGCCATTCGCAAAACTTTTAAGAATATGGATGAGATTGCTCAGAATGACATGAATCGTGCAGCACAACAAATTGCAATTGAAGCAGCCTCAGCAGTTGGCTCAGCATTACAATCAACACCACAAGGCCAAGCAATTGCCAGATCAATCAAAGTATCACCAAAATCAAAAACACCATTCTTCACAGTTGGTGGAAGTTCAGTGAAACTTAAAAATGGAACACCAGTTGGCGAAATTGCATTGGGTGTTGAATTTGGTGCTTACCAAGACAGACCACGCAAAAGAAAAGGCAAATCAACAAATTATGTTGGCTACCGACAATTTCAACCACGATCACCACGCGAGGGCAGAGGTAACGCAGGTTATTTTATCTTCCCAACACTTAAAGCATTGCAACCAGAGATAACCAAAAAATGGGTTCAGGAAGTTGATAGAATAAGACGAGAATGGCGCGAGAGGAACTAACATGGCAGACATTAGAACATTGAAACTGCAACTACTAGCAGACACAGCGCAATTCTCAACTGGCATAAATAAAGCACAAACTGAAACAGAAAACTTCTCAAGTAAAGTTGGTGGCTTTGTTGCAGGTGCAGCAAAAGCATTTTTGGCTTTAGGCGCAGCAGTAGGAACGGCAGCATTTGCAATCGGTGTCTCAGCAGTTAAAGCAGCCATTGAAGATGAAAAAGCACAAAAGTCACTTGAAACAACTTTGAAAAATGTGACCAAAGCCAGTGATGCCCAGGTCAAAAGTGTAGAAGATTACATCACAAAAACTTCTTTGGCGTTTGGTGTTACTGATGACAAATTACGCCCATCCCTAGACAGACTTCTCAGATCAACACAAGATGTCACTAAAGCACAAAAACTTCAAAGTCTGGCTTTAGACATAAGTGCTGGAACAGGTAAAGATTTACAAGCAGTATCAGAAGCATTAGGAAAAGCCTATGATGGCAACTTCCTTGCATTACGCAAATTGGGCGTGCCATTAGATGAATCAATTGTTAAGTCTAAGGATTTCAATAAAGTTGTTGAAGTGTTATCTGCAACCTTTAAGGATCAAGCAACAGTACAAGCAGAAACATTTGCTGGCAAAATGGAAAGAATCCAAATTGCAGTTAGTGAAGCCAAAGAATCATTAGGTGCATCATTACTGCCTATTTTGGAAAATATTGCTGCATTTGTAAATGAAGAAGTTGTGCCAGCCATTCAAGGAATAGTTGATGGATTAACAGGCAAAGAATCAATTAGAGAAGCCACTATTAAAGCAGGTGGAAATCTTAATCTATTAAAAGATGATTTAAATGAATCTTATGAAGCAGGTCAAGGATTAGGTGAAGCATTAAGAAATTTGGCTGAAACAATTGGACTTATTGGTGGAAGTTCAGGAACTGCAAATTTAGAGTTTAGCAAATTTGTAGACAACATTACAAAACTTGTTGATGCAGTTAATAATTTGTTTGAAGCATTAAAAAGATTGTCAAGTATTACCAGTGGAGTATTAGACATTGTTGGGTTGCAAGGAATACTTGCAAGAGTTGAATCTGCTGGTGAACGATTCAGAGGCGAACCAACATCTGGTGGTCAGTATGGTCCAACAGTTGTAAATCAAACAAATAATTTTGGCCCACTTAATTCTAAATCAACAGCCAACACAGTTTTGAAATCATTAAACAATGCTGCAAAAACTGGTACAACCACTAAGTTTGCCAAGCCACTAATACCAGGCAGGTAACCAATGCCTTGGTCACCAAATGCCACAGTTAAGATTAACGGCACACCTGTAACAAATTACACGCTTGAGGGCGTACAAATCAGCATGGGTCGTGATGATGTACAACAACAATCATCAGCAGGATTTGCCACAATTGATTTTTTAAACTTGCCTTACACTGATGTTGAAATCTTTGATGAAGTATCAATCACATTAGACAATTTTACAGGTGTAGACACAAACATTTTTACAGGCACAGTCACAGATGTTTCAGTTTCAGTGTTAGATGCCGGAACAACAAATACTTTTATTACTCAGATCAGTGCATCCGGTGGGTTGTCCAAACTTGCAGTTAAAGAAGCAAACATTGTTGGCTATGTTGAGCAAAAAGATGGTGATCGTATTGTCTCAGTTATCACCGACACTTTTGGACTTAAATGGAATGAATTACCTGCAACACAAGTGTGGACTGATTACACAACAGAGACTTGGAATGATCTTCTAGGTGTAGACATCTCAGACATTGACACACCTGGCACTTATGATTTGTTTGACTCAACTTCTGACCCTGGTGCAATCAATGCTTTGAATTATGTTCAAACAGTTGCAAACTCAGGAAGTGGCTTTATCTTTGAAACCACAACCGGGGGAATCGGTTATCAGGATCAAGACCACAGAGCAGATTATGTAAGTGCCAATGGGTTTATTAACATCTCAAAAAACTTTATTCTTGCAGATGGAATCAATGTCACAACATCACGCAATGACATCATCAATGATGCAATCATCACCTATGGTAACCCAGCAACTTCATTTCAAACTGAGGAACTAGATTCAATCAGTTTGTATGGCAGAGTCACTTCATCAATTGACACCTACTTAAAGACTGCAACAGATGCCGAAACTTTGGCAGATCGCATTGTTCTTTTGAATGCTTACCCTCAACCAGTAATCCAAGGAATACAAATCCAGATTGATGCACCAACTATGACATCAACTTTGCTCAATAGCCTTGTGGGTGTCTTTTTTGGCATGCCAGTATCAGTGACAGACTTTCCAGCACTTCTATACCCAAATCAATTCTTTGGCTATGTTGAAGGATGGTCATGGGACATAGACAGATTTACTGCTAGACTTACATTGAATGTTTCAGACTTCACATTCTCAGCAGTGCCGGTGGCGTGGCAAGATGTATTTGCTGGTGAAAGTTGGAGTACAATAGATCCAGCGTTACAATGGCAAGACGCGTTATTAGGAGTTAATTAATGGCAACAACAACCCCGAACTATGGGTGGACTGTACCGACCTCAACTGATTTGGTTAAAGATGGTGCAACAGCAATCGAGACTTTAGGTGATGCAATTGATGCATCTATGAACACAGCCCTTGGCACAAAAAAAGCCGGGATGGTATTACTGAACACCACTAGTTTTAGTGGAGTAGCCAGTCATTCATTAGCAACAAATACTTTTACATCAACTTACACAAATTACAGAATTGTGTTTGATTATATTTATGGTTCAGCAAATGTTCTTTTAAGATTGCGATTTAGAAAAGCAGGAACAGATAATACTTCATCTATTTATTATTCTGGTGTTCATTTTACTAACTGGTCAGGTGTTGCAGGTGTTTCAACTTCTTCTTCTGCTGCTACATCTTCAGCAATTTTATCTTTGGCAACAACAACAGGTAACTTGGTTTTAGATATTTCACAACCATTAGTTAGACCATTAGTTACAGGTCAGGGTATGCAAGCAGGCCCAGAAGATAGAGGCGTATATCTTTCTGCATACATTAACACTTCAGACACTTTTGATAGCCTAACCTTATTCCCTGCGTCTGGGACGATAACTGGCTCATATTCCGTCTACGGGCTAAATAAAGCATAGGAGATTAAATAATGGCTGCTGAAAAAATTATTGTGCAAGTTGGAGAAGAAGTAATTGAATTAAAAGGTGCAGAAAAAGAAGCGTTTATTGCTGACAGAGAAGCAACCAATGTCCAATCTCAATTAGTTGAAGCCGAGCAGTCAGCAAAAAGAGATGCACGCGAATCTGCTATCAAAAAACTTGCAGAGATTGCTGGTTTAACTAAAGAAGAATTGGCAAGTATCTTATGAACAACTTAAAAGCAATATCAGCATCATGGGCAAGATCATTTGTTGCCGGATTGATTGCATGTTATCTTGCAGGAGTAACTGATCCAAAGATGTTAGTGTCAGCAGGAATTGCAGCTGTCGCACCAGTGATTCTTCGCTGGTTGAATCCTAACGATTACGCATTTGGAAAAGTTGATGTCAAAGAAAACCAAGAGCACTAAACCCTGGTCAGGCAAGGATGCTGAGCAGTGGATGGCAGTTGCTC